AAAAGGAACCCTCCATGACCCCCATTGTCATCGCCTCTGCCTACATCGACCTCTTCGATGACCATCAGCTCTACACGCTCGCTTTTGTTGACGATTGCGACGATGTTTGCTCCCTGATTCACTTCACATCAGAAGAAGAGATGATGTACTACTGCAACATATACCACGTTGATATCATCACTTCCGGATGCGAGTACGGTTGCGAAGCCATGGACTACGAGACCGGTACCCCGGTCTACTACGACGAGCACATCAACTACGCCAGCGCCATATAGGTGTATCTATGAAACGCTCACCGCATATCTAGCACACAAACGCGCACATTGTCTCTTGACAGCGTGCGCATTTCCTGTTTATCGGTTATAATCTACACGACAAGCGTAACCCCGGCTATTGGGGACTGGTCGTGCTCTAACCAGCACTTGCAACCGCCACGCCGGAGCGCATACATACGGCTCTAACCACCGCCTACCACATCTAGGAGGTGTCAACCTATGGAAATGGAGATGCTCTCTCAACTCATCGGCAATATAGGCTTTCCTATCGCCGCTTTTGCCGCTATGTATTACATGTGCAACACAACCCTTGGCGAGTTCCGCCAGTCGATGGACAACTTTAAGGAGTCCAATCACGAGCTTATAAGCCAGGTGAAAAACCTGTGCAGCACCGTGGAATCCCAGCAGCCCAAGAAGGAGGGTTAACATCATGGCAGAAGCCACCAACAACGATGTGGTCAAGGACACCGACGCCGACACCCGCGACGATATCGACTCCTCCAAGACCGACGAGGAGCAGGAGGTTCGCGACACCGACGCCGACACCCGCGACGACATCGACGCGACCAAACGTGCCCAGGACGACATCAACCGCAAGCTTACCAGCATGGGGGAGGCAATCACCAACCTCACCAAGGTAGTATCTACCCTCGTAAAGTCCGGTCCAGCTGCAAGCGCCGACACCGGCTTTGCCTCTACCAACGATGCCGGGAAGGCTACCGTCAAGCCTATTTCTGACCTCGATATCTAAAAGCGACGTTTCACGTGAAACATTAGGAGTGTTTAACCATGGCAGAGAAGAACTCAACCATCATGGCCTCGGTCTGGCTCGAAGCCACCAACGACTTTCAGCAGCGCATCCCCAACCCTACCATCCACGGACTCGATGCGACCCTCGGGGCTTTGTTCGACCCGCTCAACAACGACATGTGGAACTATTTTGTTAACGCCCTGGTAATGCGTATCGGCATGGTTCGCGTCCGCAACCAGGAGTTTAAGAACCTACTCCGTGAGTTCAAGGGGGCCTCGCTGCCCTACGGTCACACCATCCAGGAGATTGCGCCCAAGTGGATTAAGGCGCACGCCTACTCCCAGTCTTCCACCTTGCTTGACGTCAACGCACCGGAAGCGCAGGAGTGGTTCCACTCGCGCAACCGCCAGGACATGTACCCCATCTCCATCAACGAGGTGGAACTGCGCCAATCCTTTGATTCGGAATACGGCCTTTCCTCGCTGGTAGCCGGTTTCTTGAACGCTCCCATGAATGCCGACGAGTACGACGAGTACCGCATCATGCTCGAACTTATTGCCTACTATGAGAAGCATTGGGGCTTCTACACCGTCGACCTCGAGAACGACCCCCTCACCACCGAGGCGGGCGGCAAAGAGCTTCTCAAACAGGTCCGCACCCTCACCGGCAAGATGAAGGTTCCCAGCTCCCGATACAACGCCAACGTCATTGACATTCCCGTCTTTGTGTCCGACCCATCGGAGCTGATGCTCATCACTATCCCCGAGTGCGAAGCCAACCTTGACGTCGAGGTGCTCGCTTCCCTTTTCCACGTGGAGCTGGCCGACATCGACGTGCGCCGAATCGTCGTGGACGAGCTGCCCATCCCCAACGCCTGTGCGCTGCTCACCACCCGGGATTTCTTCGTCTGCCATGACACCTTTAAGGGTATGCGCAGTTTCCAGGACGGTAGCAACCTCACGACCAACTACTGGCTGCACCACCAGGGTATCTATTCTGTCTCTCCCTTCGTGCCCGCAATCCTCTTCACCCACGGCGGCACCGCGACCGTAACCCCCACCGTCACTATGGAGGTTACCGGCGTCGAAATCACCCCCGCCACCGCCACCGTCGAGCCTGGCAAGACCCAGCCCCTCAACGTGCAGCTTCAGGGCACCCTCACCGGCTCACCCGCCACGGTCGACCTCACCGGCCTCGGAGTCCGCCCGAACGCCGTCACCTGGGACATTGCAGCCGACTTCGACCTCAACAACCGCACCTGGATTGACAACAAGAACGTCCTGCACCTGCAGAAGACCGGAGCTAAGAAGGGCGGAAAGCTCACCCTCACCGGCACCGCCTCGTACATCAACCCGTCTGGCGCTACCCAGACCTACACCGACACCGCGGTCATTACCGTCGGCTAGTCCTTTTCCGGCCCCGCCTTCGGGCGGGGCCTTTCTTCGTTTCACGTGAAAAAAACTAGGAGGTGACACAATGCCAGTAACCACCTGGGAACCCGGGGCTACCGTCACCCTTTACCGTGTTCCGTGGGACATCAACTACCACGATGTGGTGCAGTTCGATTCCATAGCCGACCGACTTAACTACTTCTCAACGCTTGAATCCCTGAGCATCGGCGTCCACTCTTCGGTGTACTGCTACCCAGGCGAGCCGATCACTATCGACGTGCCGTATACTTTGGCTTTCCATTACAACTACGTCGTTGTTTCAAACCCGCTTCGCGAAACCGACCCGGTGACACCTCCCATCAACTATTACTATTTCATCACCGGCTGCACCCAGGACGCACCCCAGCCGACCACGCTGACATTGCAGCCTGACGTGTGGCAGCAGTATCTCTTCGACATCGATATGGGAACCGGGTACTATACCCAAGGACACCTCCCCATGGTCAACACCCCATGCCTCGCGACCGACAACGTTCCGGCAACCCTCAACCGTTACTTTAGCATTCCGGAGGGGTTGGACAACGGCCCCGAGTTCCAGGATTTTTACGTAGAGACATACAGCCTACAGACCGACTCCAACGGCGTTGCCAAGGCCGACTACCTTGCCATCGTGTCCACCGCCGACCTGACCGCAGACCCGGGGAGCGTGGACAACCCCACGCTCAAAAGCGCCGTCGGCGGGTTTTACAACGGCATCTTTTCCGGCTCTGCGGTCTACCTCATCGACCTTGACACCTCCGCCAGCTCCGTATCCCAAATACTCCATGAGATGAGCCTGTACAGCTGGGTCACCCAGTGCATCGTGTCCATCACCTCAGTACCGCGCGCCCTCGTGCAGCCAGACGACATTGGACCGGCAGGGCATCTCTTCGGGGCAAGCGCCAACCCCCAGCTGATGACCTTCCACGCAGCAAGCGACGGTATATTCGACCTTGGAAGCACCGGTGCCAGCATTAAGACCGGCGTCATCCTAAACCAGGGTTGGGACGGGCTTGCCGACTACAGGGACCTTCGCAAGCTGTGGGCATACCCTTACACCGTGGTAGAGCTTTCCAACGGTCAGAACAGCGTGTTCCTCAAACCGCAGCTCCTCCCCGCCAACGACACGCCGGTCAAAATCATGGCATGTGCCGTGGCCCCCTACCTGGAAGCAGCCGCCATCCCCTGGGGTTACGGCAGCAACAACCCAGGTACATTCACCCTGTCCATGGTACAGACCGACGGCACCGCAACAACCACGAGCAGTGCGACCGTACCGTTCGGCGACCTCCTGGACACAGCCGTGTGGTTCGACCAGTTCCCCCAATGGTCCATCCTCAACAACTCCGCCATCGTATACATGGCGTCGACTGCGCACACCCGCCAGTACCAGTACGACACGGCGTCATACAACCAGGAGATGAGCACGCTTAACCAGGCCAGGAACTTCAGCAACCAGGTAGGCTACCCCTTCTCACCTTCCGACCAGGCGTACATGGCCCAGGCCGCCAACTCACTGCGCGACCTAGGCACCGGTGCAATCAGCTCGGGAGCAGAAGCGGTGGCCGGTTGGGGCCGCGACCTAGGCTTGAGTTGGACACAGCAGGGCACCAACGCCGCCATGGGGCTTGCGCTCGGCGGCATCGTCTCGCAGGTGCCCTATATCGGCGATGCTTGGAGCGGTCTTAACACAGGGCTTAACGACTACAACTTCGAGTCTGCCAAGATAGCCGGTGACTATGCCCAGGCCGTCAAAGCCGTAGAGTCCGGTGTGGCCGACGCCCAGCTAAAGCCCCCAAGCTCGGTCGGCAACGTTGGCGGCCAGGGCCTGCGCTATGCCAACGGGTTGACCTATACCCTGTTCGTCAAGTACAAGCGGATCAACTCTGCCTACGTGGCAAAGCTCGGGGACTACTTCCGCCGTTGGGGCTATACGGTAAACCGATACATCGACATCCCCGACGACCTGCGCATATGCACCCCATGCTCTTACTGGCGCTTTGCGGAGGTCTACTTGGAGTGCGCCCGTGCCGACGAGACGGACAAAGACCGCATCAGGGCAATCCTCCAACAGGGGACGACCGTATGGGCCGAGCCTGGCCGGATAGGCAAGGCAAAGCCTACCGACATTCGACCCATCCAGACTAAGATACAGACCTATTACACATAGGAGGTGACGACATGCCTACAAACCTCAACATGAACTTCAACCCCGCCGGTCCGGTCAACCTAGGTTTCGGCCCAACTCCCGGCAGCATGAGCGCATCCGACATCGAGGACACCGCCTGGACCACCGCCGAGATGAACGCCAAGACCCAAAGGTTCTGGCGCAACTACATGACGACCCTCGCGCTAGAGCAGTTCGAATGGGTGAACCTCCCCCAGGAGGTAGACCCCCGGTTTATCGAGATGACGTTGCTCTACCAGGGCTGGGGCTGTTTCTTCGAGAAGGCCCCGGGCGTCCTCGCCTTCGCGGGGGGTGCCCAGACCGACATGCTGGACATGTACTACAACCCCCAGGAGGTGCAGCTTATCGCTGGCAACGGCATAGAGGTTTGGGATCGGCGTTGCGACGATGTGGTCAAGGTGGCCCCGGACGGGACCCCGTACGTCGAGGTGGCCAACGCCGCATACTGCTTCGACAACGTGTTGCGGTATCCCATGATGGACTACATCGACCTATACTCCAGACGCCTAGCCCACATCGACCGCACCATCGACGAGAACGTTCTGGCCCAGCTCACCCCCTGGGTGCTCACCTGCTCGGAGGAGGCCCGCACAGACACGGTGAACTACTTCAAGCAGTTGGTCGGACACGAACCCGCCATCATCCAAAACGAGGGGTTTAGCTTCTCGGCACAGGCAGGGGTCCTCAACACCCAGGCCCCTTTCATCGCCGACAAGCTCCACGACCTCAAAATCGACCTCATCGCCGACATCATGAACTGCCTCGGGACCGACTCCATGAGCGGTGAGAAACGAGAGCGCATGATTCAGGGAGAGATGGACTCCAACAACGAGCAGATCGCACTGTCACGTCATTCCCGCCTCGACGCCCGCCGCCAAGCGGCAGAGCGTGCAAACGAGCTGTTCGGAACCGATATAAAGGTAGAGTGGAAAATCAACCGTCGAGCCGACAACGAGGTCGCTTTGGACGACTTCAACACCCAAGGGGGTGACGCAGCAGATGAGTCCTTCGCCTACCTCGAATAACGTCTACCAGGTGAACCCCGCCATAGGCATCGGCCAGCAGTACAACATGACTCTGTACGACGTGCTCAACTACGGCTACGACCTGGGGCTTGCGGACTACCCGATATGGGACGAGTCGAAGCGCCAATGGTTAAACGACCTTATCGTAAACCATTTCATGTGGCGGGAGGTGCGAGGGGAGACGCCCTACCAGTTCATATACTTCCTCAACCGCAGGATGGTGGAGCACATGCCCACGCTAAACCCCGTCTTTGCGGCCCTAGAAAGCATAAGCGCCGACGAACTCTCCCGCACCTCTAGGTCTAAGACCGACCACGTGAGCGACTCCACCGTCAACGGCAGCCAGACCGCAGACGCGTACAGCTCGCGCAACCCCAAGGAGACCATGGTAGGCAAAGACCCGACGCTCTACTACGACGCAGGCCAGCACAACACCGGTGAGAACTCGGCAGCCAACCACCTTCAGGACAGCTACCAAAACGACACCTACGGCAACGTGGTCATGGGCTTGCAGCAGTGGGCGCTCGGCGTCAACAACGCCCTAGAGATGCTGTTCACGAGCCTAGAGGTCTGCTTCTGCCAGCTGGTAAGGCCAAACATCAACGTGTATTAGGAGGTAAGTATGATTGAAGATTCTTGCGAAGTCCCCCGCGAAGACCTGGACGACGGGTTCAACCCGTGCCGAAAGCAGGTCGTGGAGAACGGCGAGCTGTGCCAGTACGCGCACATGTACGACGTTATGAACGAGCGATACGACCGGGAGGAGGACACAAGCTACCTTAACTCGGTCAAGAGGGATAAGATTACCTCTAGCACGCCTGTACTATTAGCAGGAAATAATACGCAAATCTATGCTAATAGCACAAACGGCGAGGGCCGCGTTAATATGTTGCCGTCGAGTGCATTTAACAATCCTGACAATCATACCGAAGCGTCAATACCCTCAGCTAAAGCCGTAGCCGATTACGTAACCGCAAACATCCCCGACATCCCCGACATCTCTGCCCTCGAAGCGGAGATTGAGGGGAAGTTGGATAAAGAGGGGGCTGGCTCTTATAACAGAATTTATACAGTTGATAAAGATGGAACGCAATATACTACCCCAATTGCAAGTATAGTCACCCCCAACGGCTATATCCCCAACAACAACGCGATTACAGACTACGCACCCATCCCCCTGCCCATCTCCAAGGGCGGAACCGGCGGCAACACCCCGTATGTGACCGACGATTTGGACAACTCGGCTATATTCGTGATGCACGACGCGCCTAACAACCGCTACGACGCAGCACCCATGAGCGCGCTTACGGGGTATTTGGACGAAAGATACTATGGTGTTAACGGTATCTACCTGCAAGCGGGAGATGACCTTAACAACTTAAAAGTTCAGGGACGTTGGTACGCCAACATCGATTCTATTGCTTCTAAAATCCTTAACAAACCACTAGAAGTTTCGTTTGCTTTTACTGTTTTTAATATAGGATGTAGTGATAAAAATCAGTATATAAGACAATTTTTACAAAGCGCAGCGAACAGTAATATCTATACCAGAAACTTTATTGAACCGGATACATGGACTGATTGGGTTCTCATCTACCCAACAGCAGCTCCCACCATCCCCAACCCCCTCCCGGTAGACCAGGGCGGAACCGGCGGCAACACGCCGTATGTTACCGACGCTTTTGACAATTCGGCAAACTTCGTCATGTACGACGAGCAGAACGCCCGCTACAACGCAGCGCCTATGACTTCGCTCAGGGGGTATCTGGACAACAGGTACAGCGCTTTGGTGCCTACAAACCACCTTTTAGTCGGAGCAGACCTTGACGGACTTGAATATGGGACTTACTATACCAGCGATGCAGGTACTAGCAATTCCCTGGTCAACAAACCAAACCATACGTTCGCATCGTCTGTTAGGGTCGAACAGTTTGCGAACGGGGCTGTAACCGACACAAAGGCGCAGGTCATCTCTGAGAACTTGACGGGAACGACGTTTTACAGATCGGCTGTGAACGGCGTCTGGTACCCCTGGACCCAGCTCTACCCCACCTCCGCACCCACCGTCCCCGACAAGTTCTCTTACGCAGTGTCGCCGTTTCCAACGGGCACCTGGGAAGGTGAGATGACTGTCAATGTTGTACCTGTGTTCTCAGTAACTATAGGAGCCGTCGAATATATCATAGCTCGTTTATACGGTGCTAAAAAATTTAACTATACCGGCACTGCAGATAACATCAGTCTTTTCTCTTCTATCCAAATTGTAGAAGAATACCCGTATAAATTTAAGGATGGTACAAGCATCCCCCTCACGTTGAGTATTCAAGGCCGTTCGTATGCGGGGGGGACCTATGGATTTAATCCAAGGGGGAGCGGTTCTGACGTGCTTCTTAATAACCAGACGGTATCGTCTGTCTTGTCCTCAGCTAATCTCAACATGTCCAACAATCTGAACTGCGTGTTCGGAACGGGAACTAACACCCCTGGAGTTACTGTAAGTTTCAACTGCCTAACCCTCATGTGGCGTAATTTGAGTTAAAAAGGAGTCCCCATGTCTAACATCCCTCCCACGCCCCCGGCATACACGCCGGGGGCCGGGCAGGGCGGCTACTGGTACCGCCCTCCCTTCACCCCCCGGTTCTCAATCCCCCAGACCTTCGGCGAGGCGCTCAGCTACGAGGCCCAAATCCATTGGCTCGCGAACCTGTGCTCGGACGCCGACGCCATGTTGCGCACCTTGAGCGCCATGCATTTCTACTACGGGACCGCGCCGGTCGACACCTCTACCTTTACGTCCTACGAGCCTTTCACCTACACCGACGCAACCGTTCCCGAGGCCGACCAGCCCAAGGTAGGCGATTTCGTCGGACTCGTGGTTCCAGACGCGGACACCCGCTATCTCGGGAAAAACGCGCTCCACATCGCGCGCGTGGTGGAGTGGGGGCAGCCCTGCAACAAGCTGACCCTGGCCTGGTACTGCACCGTGCACGACCCGACCGCCTGGCTTGCCGACCTGATGAGTCAGATTGGGGAGCTTGCAACCCGCGTCACGTCGCTTGAGATGCGCATGACCACCTCCGAGAACCGAATCGAGACGCTCGAGGACACCGCTGTGCGGCATGGGGACGCCATCACGGCTTTGCAGAACTCGATTCAGAACCTCACGACCGCCGTTACCGACATCGAATCCGACCTCGCTGCACTCGAGGCAAAGCACGACGCCGACATATCGCGGCTCGACGGTAGAATCAACGCGCTTTCCAACCAGGTGACGCAGCTGACGGCCAAGACGTCCAAGACCCTGGCCGACATCCTTGCCAAGGTTTACGGCGGCGGAACTGTGGACGCGACTACCGGGGCGGTCACGTGGGGTAGCGCAACAGGCGCGATTCCAGTGTCAACCATCAACATCTTCAGCGCCGACGCATCCCCCGACCCCGCGTCCAGCGCCGGGCTGATCGCTCACGCCGGTGTGGCCGACAACGACCTTTGGCAAAAGTAGGCGATGCCCATGAGCTACCCTGCGACGCCTTACGCCTCCTCCACCCTGTACTGCGAGTGGCAGGGCCTGTACGGCGGTTTCATGAACGTCAGCTTCCATTTCAACCTAGGCTGCGACTTGTTCGAGGGGTCGGGCTCGGATACGGGCAAATGGCGCCTCGACTCGTCCGTCACCGACTGGTCCGCTTACTGGGACTGGGGTTCTGCGGTCGGCGGCGGTTTCATCAACGTGGGCGGCATATGCTGGGCCGACTTCCCGCTCACCACCTCGACGATAGACCTTGCCGACGGCGGGGACGACACATACGCCCTTTGCGTGCAACAGAGAAACGCCGTCTTCGGCAGCGAGGCAAACTTCGATTCGGCCAACATATGGGGCCTCTACGCCGAGGACATGCACAAACCTCCCACCGTGTCCGGAGAGTGGAGAGGCTCCACGACCCGCTCGCAGGTGATTGCCGGGAACCCCTTCGAGACCGATATAACCATCATCACCCCTTACACGAGGTGGTACGACTGGGATAGGGCCGACCCCAAGGCAGTCATGGGGGCGGGCGGCACGTTCTCGGTATCTTTCTTAGAGGTATTCGCGGACTACTACCCCGGTGCTCGCCGGTTGTCCGACGCGTGGCACAGCTCCAACAAGCCGGAAGGCCTCTGGCGCATGGAGTCCGGCACGTGGCAGCCGGTCAAGAACCGCGAGGGCGACCCATCTGCAGCCAGCGGCTTTAGGCGCAGGTCCGGCAGCTGGGTTGCGGAAGCGAAGTTTTAACCGCGGCCCCGGTGTTTCACGTGAAACACCGGGGCTTTTTAGTTTGGAGGTGCCTTATGGCGTTCACCGACAATCAAAAGCTCTACGCGATGTACCTGCTAGGCCTTTGGGAGTCCTCATGCGCGTGGGACTCCACCAGCTACGACGCCCACGTCAACTTTGGGGATGCCAAGTCGATAGGAATATTGCACTGGACTTACGGCAGCGCCGTCCGACTGTGCGCCACTATGGAGGCGCACGCCCCGAACCAGTGGGCGGCGCTCCCCCAGAGCTGGCGTGACGTGGCGTCTGCGGGAGGCGACTTCGAGGCGGTTGATTTCGGGTCTGCGTCAATAGACAGATGGTGCGCGAGCGTGCGCGACAACTACGGCGAGGCCGTAGCGCACCAAACGTGGTACTGGATGGACACTACGGAGCCGGAGTCCTTCGAGGACCACCGCTCGACCCTCGAGGGTGACCTAGGCCCCATGCCGACGCAGAACGCGACGGTAATAAAAAACCTGATATTCTATATGCGCCTGCGGCACAATATGGGCTACTACGTGGCTGACGTCTTCAATGGCGCGGGCGGCTGGGAGGCGTCTTTGGATGCCGTGCGCGACCAGGCGCTCTACGAGTATAGCCTGTTCAGAGATTACGACATATACGGCCAGGGGTGGGCGAACGCCACCAACGACATATACCGGCAGCTGGCAGACTGGGACGGTGAGAGCGCGCCGCCGGAGTTCGGGGCGGTCCTCGGGTACGACCGCTCCCCAAGTTCCGGCAGCGGCGGGGGCGTTGTGGGCGATTCGGGCGGCACCGAGGGCTGGGATAGACCCTCCACGCCCGATTTGACCTCATCAAACAACCTCTACATACAGCGCTACGGAGACGATATGGTGCTTTTCATGAGGGACGGGACTCGGGAGCTTTTTCACAAGACCACCGGGTCCGTGTGGGTCCCCACCTCGAGGGCCTCTAGGGTGGAGGCAGGCGGCAACACACCCGTCCCGCCGACCGAACCGGCCCCGCAGCCTCCTTCCGGCGAGGGCATACCGGGGGCCGCAGAGATGCTCGAGTGGTGCGAGGCGAACCAGGGCGCGTGGTACTACCGGCAGGGGACCTACAACACGCTTGAGACCGGCGGCCCCTGCGACTGCTCCGGGTTCGTGTCGCGGATGCTGTGGGCTTTCGCCCCGTCCGTCTGGGAAGCCATCGGCGGCGGTGACTTCCAGTTCTCAACCCAGCAGCTGTGGAGTACGTGCACCGACATAGCCGTGAGGCCTGGCGAGATGCCGGACTTGAGGGACGGGGACGTGTTCTTCGAGAACAACCAGCCAAACGCCGACGGGGTTGTGAGCTGGTCCAACGGCGGCAGAGGGCACGTGCTGATGTATTTGGGGGGTAAATGGTGGGACGTGACCACCGACTGGGATGGCCGACCTTCAAGCGGGGGTCCCTACGTCATGAACGACGCCGACACGCTGGTCACGAACCCCAACTGGTGGACGGTGGGCAACCCGTTCTGGTGCGTTTCCAGGTTCCCCTACTAAACGAGAAAGACCCCCGACTCATCGGGGGTCTTTCCTTAGCCGACGGTTGGTTTGATGCCCGTCGGCGTCATCGGTGCCCACAGCCAGGAGGTTCGCGCGCCTCCTTCATCCTCACCGAACCTTAATGGTACATCGAATCTACCGCTGCCTGAACGGTTGCGTATACGTTGCCTACACGCTCCGGGTAATTTCCATAATCGCCTCGCATCACGCATTGGGAGAACGCGACCACGGCGCTCGGGTAACCAGACAAGTCTGCACCGAAGCACAGGGCATTGACGCACGACTGCACCTCTTTATAGAGGCGGTCAACCCGCTCGGGGTAGTTGCCATATCTCCCGTCGATGACCAGCTGGGCCATACCGGCCACCGGGTCGGATGCGCTGGGCCTCTCATGGTCGCTCTCCACACCGCTGTATGCGGGTCGGATGACGGCGCGGACCAGGTAGTTCACCGAAGAGCGGTTGACGCGCTTGACGGCGTTGTCCTTGTTGCCCTCGATGGTTATCATGGCGCGGGGGTCTTCGATGATGCCGATATGGTCGGTGGTGCCGTTGCCGTCCCAGTCCCAGATGACGATATCGCCGGGAAGGGCCTGTGACAGCGGCACGCGGGGAGGGTTGGCGGAAAGAACGAGGTCGGTGTTGTAGCTGGGGAAGCCGGGCACCTCTACACCGGCCTTGGCGAGGCACCAGCTCGAGAAGCAGCAGCACCACCAGATTTCGCGGCTCGGTCCCCTGAGCCACTCCTCGCCGGTGATATCGGCCATCCAGCGACCGTACTTGGAACCCGGCTCCGGGTCGTCTGGGGCATAGTAGCCAAGCTCGCCCCGGGCAATGTTGAGCACGTCTTCAGCGGTTGCCATAATTAACTGTCCTCTCCGTATAGGGTATCTACTGCCGCTTCAATACCTCTTATATAACCTACGAAATCATCGACCGGTATATATTCATCCAGCATCGCCCTATAATAAATCTTTATGTTATCGACAAAGGTTCCGTCTTCTACCTGACTCATTGCCAAAAGTTCGGAATTTATCATAGATATACGTCGTTCGAGTTTACATTTCAGAGAACCCAGGTCAGCGCTTTTGCTCTCCATGGATTTACCTCTTCGAGCGGTTGACGTACACCTGGCGGTAGCCCTTCGCGTTGGTGCCCTCTTTGGCGTACAGCTTCACCGAGTTCACTTTGTCGACCATGGCCTGGGCAAACGCCGCGGCGTCGGTGGCCGTCGGCATCTGGGGAACCGGGGTCCCCTCGGGGAGCATATCCTGCATAACGCGTTGGAACACCTCCGGGGAGTAGTCACCGGAATAGATCACCGAGTTCCAAAGGTAACGGCGCTTTCCCTCCTCATCGAGGTACATCCAGCAGAACGATACCCGGGGGGTTCCGTTCTTCGTCTCGTCCTGCTTGACCAGATGCAGTTTCACGTCGTTGTAGAACTTAACGTTTTCCAAAGCCATTGTCTGTCCTCTTATCTCTTAGTCAGTGGTTTCAACGAGAGCGTTCTGATGCTCCCGCGTCTGGTAGACGGCTTCCAGGGCCTCGTGCATCACGCCTTTCAGCTTTACCGTATGGTCGCGCAGGACGAGGGTGGGCGAGCCGTTGACAGACCCTATGGAGTAGTCCCTGCCGAAAGCGGGGCTGGGGGTCTCTATCGGCTCTAGAGTGCCGTTCGGTGACACATAGAACTCGTCTATGACAGTCTCCTCGTCCATGATGTATACAATCATTACTTATCACCTCCTTTCCTGACTCATCGTATCGAGAAGAGAATACCAGTAATGGCGGTACTCGTCAAGCTCGAATGCGTTGAACGTCGTTTGGCACATATGGGCGAAGCGCTTTGCGTCGCTTCTGCCCTGTGGGGTGGAAAGCATCACAGACGGGTCTACGACCTTGAGCACGCGGCGCTCGGCCCCTGGGAGGTCCGGTTGCCACCAGGGCATCGTAAGCCCGCTCACGTTGAGCCACCGGCACAGGTACGGGGGACGCTCGCCGTGGTAGGTGCAGAGCTGCAGGATGTGCCTCCCGTCCACGATGGGGCGCTTCGACACGTAAGCGCTCGCGAACTGACCCCCTCCTATGTATATGCCCTCCACCCCTGGGACGGCGTGCACCCACCCGCCTGGCGGTACCAACGCGGTCCTCCTCTCGTAGTCTGTGACCTCCTCGGATAGGATGTAGGTTCCCGTCGTCGCTGTGTCGTTTCCCGAGATGCGCATGAGGGGGGACAGCTCGCTCACGTCCTCGTAGGCCATCTCGGCGTATTCGACGGCCACCGTGGCCCCCAGGCCGTCGAAACCCGCGCACTGAAAGGTCCTTATCTCCCCGGGCTGGATGCCGAGGCGGTCTATATCGATGCCGAAAAGCTCGAAGAAGGGGTTGTGCTTGTCGAGCGTGTTGCCTATAAACCACGCCTTTACGTTCTGACGTGAGCGGGCGATAGTCGACACAGCCGAGAGGTAGGCCTCGACCTCGCCAACCATGTAGTCGCGCTGATTAAGCATGGCGAACTCTTCGTACACGATGTTGGTGACGCCATCATATGCGACCGACTTGAACACATCCTGGTTGTTGAGGGTGACCATATATCCCATGGTCCTGTAGTGCTTCGCGTCCTCGTATAGACGCCATTGGCCGCCTTCGAACTTGACGAGAACCTCGTCGTTGTTCGTGTAATCAATGAGTTTGCGATAGTTTACCGTATTGAACCAGTTACTCATGAGGGTTCTTGAGACTTCCCAGTCATAGCGGCCTATTCTGACAAACTCTGCGTCTCTCTGAAAGAACTCGTCTATAAGGTGGTTGACCATGGCCGTTGACTTTCCGGGGCCGCGACCGGAGAATATAAAGTTGTAGTCGCAGTTCTTGGCCAATATTCGGTCCAGGCTGTAATACTTCATTAGATGATAGCATCTCCCTTTACTCTGTCGAGGTCCCATTTGCTCCACTGCATGGGCACCGTCCCACGCTTGCCCCATACAAGCTCACCGTCCAGCTCTGCAACGTCGATGCGCGAGATGGTCTCTACCTGGGGGTTGTTGCGAGTTGCAGCGTTCATCCGTTGGGTGTTCAGTTCGTTCTTGTAGGTGTTGTTCATGATTTTACCGGCTTTGAGGACTGCATAGCCTGGGCAGGTCTCGCCGGTATAGGTGTGCGTCGTCTCTGCATCGCCTGAATCGAGGGCCTCGAACTCCACCGTCACCCATGTAGGCTCTATGGAGGAAAGGACTGTGGCTATATCCGTGGAGCTGTCGTAGCGCACATCATAGCCTAGGGCCATGAGGGGGGCGATATCGTCAAAACCTTCGGCGGTGACCGCATCCATAAAACGCTGTACCACCTTGACGTTGTAACCGGCACATTTGGCTTTCCAACCATCGCCCATATCGAGGGCATATTTCTTATGGCCGGGGGTGTAGAACCGCCGTATATGGCCCTCCCAGTCAAACTTTCCCAGGTTGTAAAACCCGTCGTCAAGATCCGGCATTGCCTGAGGCACCTTTTGCGCGGTGTAGGATACCGTGTCACGGATGGAGGATTCCACGTTGGTGTGCATGGGAGCCAACACATCGTCAATCGTTTCCTTGTCTAAACCGGTCACCTTTATAGAGTCTGTGTCGGTATAGAGGACGGAACCGCCTGCATCGACCACCTGGCGTATTGCATAAACTATTTTATATCTATTGAACAGGCTTGTTAAAACGCCAGCCTCCCTCCACATTTTTTGGTCGCGTTTTGATGATTTATAAGAATCCCAACACCCGTCGTGCAGGTTTTCGAGGTATCCGGAGTCTGTAAGCCCGTAAGAGTCACGGACTGGGTTTTGCACCAGGATTCCGTAGAGGGCGTTAAGGTTTTCCTTGTGCGACATGACAAAACGAGCCATCCACTCGTCCGTAGGTTCACCGGCGGTTAGCATCTCCATTTCGTCGTAAGTGATGTAACCGCGTTCGTAGGCCTCTTTTGCGTCCCCGTCTCCCTTGGAAAGCCTCTTCGCGCACGTCTTTTCGGCGTAGTGGTAGAGCACGCGCAAGTTCTGGTATACAGTTGGTCGCTCGATTCCCATATATAGCGTCAAGTCGGTAAATACAGCGGTTTCCCACTCATATTCGCAGCATAGCTCGTAAAAGGTAGGCGTCGCCACGGTTAGTACCATAGAGTCGGCGGACACAAGGTAGCCGTCCTCGTAGCGGATGCCCTTGGAACCTGCGTTCTGCCGGGCCATGGCGAGGGTGAGCGAACTGTCTCCAACGTGGGACCGCCAGTCCTGACGCATTCGAAAGCCATCGAAACGGACTGTGCATATCCAAAAGCCGCATCTGAGGGTGCAAACGTCAGTTGGGTCTGGGGCGTTGGGCTTGAGCAGGTATTCCATGCCCTCGGGAGAGCATGTGATAGGCTTTGAGGGGATGCGCATGGCAAGCATGATGCCGGGGTATGCGCTTGTCAGGTCGTATGCCTCGGAGTCGCGGACCACGCACCCGGTTATGTTGCCGTTGGCTAGGTTGACCCCACCGGCGTAACAGCCTTTCACCTCAGTCGTGCGCGTGTTGCTGTAGCTGTTCCATCGCTGCATCTCGTCTTCAGTGGCGAACTGGTGTGCATAGGTCTCGTACCGGTCGGCGTCGTATACCGTGCGCTTTCCCATGGACGCAGCGCCGATATAGGCGTTCTCGCGGTCGAACGCCTTGACCATGCCGGTTTTGGTCAAGATGGACTTACCGGCGCGCTCGACGCCGACATAGGGGAGGGATAGAAAGTTGCGGCACAGCACGAGTGATAGAAGCTCTGTGTCACGGGTGTTGTACGCCAGCTCCGATTCCCCGAGAACGGTGTCGGGTGCGTATTCCCGGTAATAGTCCAGCTCTAGCTTTCGGTATCCGAGGGCGTCTCCCAGGGAGCGCAAGGACGTGCGGAACAGCGCCAGGGAGTCGTAAAATACGAGTGCGACGTCTTTTCCACGTTTGATGGAGCATGATATCAGGTGCGTGGAGTTACGCGCACATACGTCGACGGTATAGCCCATATCGCTTACGCGCGTCACAAAGTGACGCAGGTAGCCAAAGTCGTATGTAAGGTTGTGGACGGCCACCTTTACGGTGTCCCCGCAGTCCTCCCAATACTGTAGGAGCGTGTGCAGGTGCTGGTAAAGGCTCGAGCAGTCGCGTCCTGAGTCATGGCATACCACAGAGCCCACCGTCTGGGGATACACGCTTTCAGGGTTCTCGAGGATTGTGCAAAAGTCCCAATAGTACAGCACGCCGTAGGTTCCCCGAGCGTCGGTGACCGTCGTGCCCTCTGTGTCGAAAGTGCATATCACCCGGGGTCCCCTCCTCAGTAGTTGTACAGGTCTTCTAAGCGCGCGTTGATCTTCAACACGACCTCGCGGGCCTCGTCTGAGTCACCGGCCAGCAAGGCGTCCTCATAATCGTCGTAAAGGTCTTGCATCGTGTAATCCCCTGCGGCCTCCTCAGGATAGTCTGTGTAGTCGAAACCCCACCTATGGCGGAAGTTCTTCTCAAAAAGAGCGGTGGCGTCGTTGAGGTATCGGGGGGCGTTTCCTGCTAGGGCCTTCGAGCGGTTGGATGCGCCGGCGTAGCCTATGAGATAGTCTCTCATGGCAGCTAGTCGAGACTTGTAGGTGTGCGTGACGGTTTTGCCCTCGGGGTCTTTGCCACGCTGTTTCATATCATCTCTCAAAGACTCTAGGCGTTGGATGTAGCGACGCATGGCGTTGCGCCGGGTGTTCGTGGGGTCGTTCGAGTCGTTGAGGGTGGCGAGGGCCTTGCGGGAGGCTTTGAGGTCTTTCGACAGACGCGACTGGGCGTTACGAAGTTCTCGCTGTCCCTGCTCGGCTGTGGTAGGCTCCATGCCGAGGCCCTGCATCATGCGTTGCTGCATGGTCATTGCAGGTACGTGGGCGTACTTGCGGACTGCCTCGTTGACCTTGGCTTGGGCACGCTCGCGCTTTGCACGCTGTGCAGGGCCGTTGATAGCCTCCTCGGCACGCTGCATCGCCAGCTGTTGCTGGGCCAGCGCCTGCTTGCCTGCCTTTTGGATAAAGGTGAAAGTCTCCATGGCGTCGATGTTGACGCCCTGCATGGGGTTCTTGCGCAAGTGTGGCATCAGTCGCTCCAAACATCGAATATGATGGGGCTATGGCACGTGTAGTCATGACGTTTGTTAGGGCTGTCATGCTTTACCACGCGGGGTTTCAGCCCGTTGTCATGCGCCCAGTCGTACATGGACTCGCGCGATGAGAACACGCGCTTGGGTCGCTCGTCGTTCGGTAGGACGATTTCGAGGTACCACAGGTGATTGGGGTTGGGCATGGGAGGCTCCTTAGACTAGGACGGATACGAGAACGGCGAGAAGGTAGAAGACAGCAACACCGGGGATAGCGAGAAGGATAGCTAGTACGGCAATTTCGATGTGATCGAACATGACAACTCCTTTCGTTGACGTTCTGATTATGACTGATTGTTACTATCAGCGGTGTAATCATAGCAAAGATACACACTACCTCCAACAACCTGCCGTCTAATCAACATGAGGTCTTTAAGTCTGGCTGGCGGGAGCATACGTAAACGGTCTCGATTGGCTTGAGGTCGGTCTCATAGATGGCAATGCAACGCTCTAGGTAGTCACGGCACTTGAGGAGGTCTTCAAGGCCGTTCTTGCGCGGTGCCCGCAGGAGGTATTTGCGTGCGTTGAAAAGGGCTATCGATGCGAAGGGAGTAGGCACGTTCTCAGAGTCGGAAAGCTCCTCGAGGATAGCTAGAAGACCGTTGGGGGCGTTGTCATGAGATATGGAGTAGTGGGACGGTACGTTAGGCATCGTTGACCTCCTCATCGTGACGGTAACCGGAACTGATGTAATGCAACAAGCGGGTGAATGCTAGTGGTAGGAAGCAGGTAGAGAAAACCTCTCTATCTTCGGTGAGGTCTACTAGGGTGTATACAACGTCTAAATCTAACTTATGGCTGTAGAGGGTTAGGGCGTGGCCTTGGCGGTTGGCTGTGTCTATTAGGGCTTGGATAGCATCGTGATAGCGGGGCATGGCGGGTTACCTCCTCATCGCGACGAAATGGCTAGTAACGAGTTTTGTACTCAACCGGCATAGTAACCACGTCTATAAACGCCGGGTCTTCAGGTGCGCCGGTTATGGTGTAGAGCACAGGTGACAGTTGGGTCTTACCGTACTTGGACTCAACACACGCAAGCTTGCCGAACACAAGCGAACCGGCCTTGCCGATGCGCTCCAAGTTTGAGCAGAGTACGACGGCGTGGCCGTCCTGGTAATCGCTGGGGATGAGTCGGCGGTAATTTGTATATTTACCGTCGTGGATGGGGGCAACAGTTGAAGTGATTACGTTCTTAGAGGTGTGGGTTGTGACGTTAACCGTGGTGTCGTTATCGTCCCAAACGAGATCGAGAGCGACGGTAGATGCCTTGATGAGTGTTAGAACGTTCTTGGGGTCGATATCGATGGACGTGTGGTCGCAGGTTACAGGAGCTTTTAGGATGGAATCAGAGCAATACATGTACAGTTGATGGGAGTCGGTGGACGAAATAACGACGGCTTCGGGGTAACGCTCGATGTGGATGCATGAGAGCCTGTAGGTGTCGCCGGTAAAAAGATATGCAGCCTTGAAGGGTTGAGCGGGGATGGTAATAGCGGGCATGGAGGGTTCCTTTCGGTGGTGGGTGGGCTTGGATGGTGACGTGGATAGTATAACCCATCATGACTAACGTGTCAAAATATCAAACTTTTAACCACACATGCACGGTGTTACGGAATGAGTGGTTAGTGATACAAATATCAAACTTTTAACCACATGGGAAGTGGTTTGGCCCCTATCCCATCTTTTT